TGTATGTGCATACTAACAGCACTATCTAGTCTTATATGTCTACCACTTTCATATTCTAGCGTTTTAAGACCACTTCTGCCTAATTCTTTCATTACTTTATTCATAGCACTATCAAAAGTTTCTTTTCCTTGACCTACGTTTAGTACTGCTGTGTCTAATACATCATTATATGTTTCTCTTAGACCTTTAAATAGTATTTTGCCATTCTTAGCACTATCACTAATAGTATAACCAAGTACGTTTGTTCTTGTAAATCTCTTTAAATCTTTCTCTGCTAATGCAGAAAGTGCCTCTGTTTGCGTTCTAATAGCGTTATTTTCGTCAAAAGGTATCATAGGTATGTTTCTGTATTCATAGAATTGTTTGTAGAAATTTTGGTCATTTCTTGCGTAATTACGAAATATCTTATTTATCTCTTTAACATTAACATTCAACAATTTAGACATTTCGTTTATTATTTCTTCATATTTGCCACCATATTTTAGTATTTGTACAAGTTTGTGTGCTTCACTAGGTGTTAAATTACGTAATTGTTTTATTGACTTTGCTATTTCACGCAAAAAGACCTCGTTAGATTTTCTTACTCTTTCGTTTAGTCTTTCTACTACCAATTCTACTGTTTCTTCATTCACAGACATCACCTATTATTCTTCTTTTTTGTCTTCACTTTCTTTTTTAGTTTGTGTCATCATATCGTTTAAGTCTTCTTCTTGGCCTTCTATTTCTTGTATAGCCTTTTCTGCAATTTCTTTAGTTTCTCCAAAAATTCGCATACGATATTCTACTGCACTTATAATTCCAGCACTTTTTTCTCTCAATGCTCTATTACTTTCTGCTTCTTTATCTTCTACAATACTGTCATCAAATTGAATAACCATATCTTCTGTATCTATGTTATATTTACCAAAATTACTTGAAGCATAGCATATTGCTTTTACTAAGTCATAAATAGAACTTTCGTAACCAGTTTCAAGTTTTTTCTTTCTTCTAAATAACTTACTATTACTTGAAACAACTGCTGTTGCTGTACTTAAATTAGTACCGTCAAAGTGATAGTGATTTTCTCCAAATCCTACTTTATTACCAAGCACATTTAAGCAAGTATTTAATGTACCTATTTGTTTGTCGGTTCTTAGGTTATCTGTATCTCCTTGAATTAAATCATCTTTTGTTGCCCCTTTAGGTAATTGATATACAGTTGTATCTTCTGGGTCAAATGTTAATCTTTGAGTACCATCATCATAGTTAAGCATTTCAGCACTAACAAATGTTCTCTTTCTTCCATCTTTTATCTCATTCTTTAAGGCATCAAATGCTATGTCTACTGCTTTTAAATTGTCTATAGCGTTTGCATAATGAGGTATTCCAAATGGGCTATTACTAAACAAGTTATTTGTTAATAATGGTTTAAATATAGAGAACCAAGGTGTGTTTGATTTAGTATCAAAGTCATTCTTTGTTCCGTCCTTTAATAACTCATCAGCATCTTTTATTTCTGTTAAAGCACCATTGCTTTCCAAAAATAAGTGATTTAAAATGTGATAATTACCTGTTTTTTCATCTATTTTATGTACTGATAGTACTACATATTTTTTGCCTTTTTTGTATTCTACAGAACCAAAGGCACATTCAGTTATTCCTTTATTGTTCCAACTTAATGGGTAAATCCAATCAATATCTACTACATCAATTCTAGTTTTTGCTTCTGATACGTCTAGTGTCATACTATCTTCGTTTTCTATAATGTCATATACGCCTACAACAACACTTGAAGTACCTAATGCTCCAGATTTTTCTATTAATTGATTTATTACTGCATATAAGTCTAATTTTTCTATTAATTCATCAAATTGTTTTTGTGATTTCTCGTTTTTTAATGAAATTTCACATTTTTCACTCCATAGAATATCGCTCCAGTCTTCACTTATCTCTTTTGCCATATTCATAGTAAATCTTTTTTGTTTTACTTTTTTGTTACCATTGTAAATATAATAATTATGGAAACTTTTTACATTTCCTGTGTACCAACTTTTCCATTGGTCTATGTATGTTTGTATTACGTTTTTAACATCTGGATTATAACCATAAGTTTTTACTAAAAAGTCATCTAATCTCATCTAATTAACCTCCTTGAATATTCATCATTAATTTATCAAAAAATGGAAACATACTATATTCACTAGCATCTAAGTCATCTATTGGTGTTGTACCATCATCTAAACGCTCATCTTCGTGTTTATCATCCCATAATGCTTGAGTATATGCTTCTATTAAATACTTACATTTTTTTAATATAAATCTTCTTTGTTGCCCAAATAAATGGCAATCTAGTTCTATTCTATCTACTATTCTGCCTTTTATACAGTCTTGTACTTGTATTGGTATATTATGTTGCATTAAGTACTTGTTCATACCATAAGTTATTACTTGACCTAAAGCACCATAATCTGCAAATACGTGTGTCACTTTTCCATAGTTTTCTATCACTCGCTTATAAAATTCTTCAAATTTCTCATACATCTCTTCTGGCGAATGTAGACCAGTAAGTTTTTCTTCATCTATTGTCCACGCTTGTCTAAAATATGGTGTTATGCCTGTTGCTTTGAATTCTGTTTCACCATCTGTGGCACCGTAGTCTATTCCTATTGATATAATCATAAAATTGATTTTGTTACCGTATTCGTCTTTTGCTTCGTCTTTAATATATAAACTTGTATTGTCTGCAAATTGTCTATATATAATACCTTCTGCATTTTTCCATAAACCCAATATTAATCTATCATAATAAACTGTACCTTCATACTCTTTACATAGATTATCTACAAATTCTTGACTTAAAAACGGGTTGTCAAATATTGTGTAGTGTTGTACGTATACATCTAAATCTTTTTCTTCTACTTGGTCAAGAAAGTTCTTTTTCAACCAGTGATTTTGATTTTCTGGGTTTAATGCACCATCAAAGCACGAATATTCTTTGTCTAGTGATGCTTGTATCATTACAAATACTTCTTCATTCCACTTAGCAATTTCATCACCATAGGCATATTTAATACTTGTACCTTGTATTTTGCTAACTTGGTTTACTTTTTCACAACCTAGACAATACACCTGTTCGCCAAATATTTTTGCTGTATTATCGCTACTAATTGTACCAACCATATTTTTTCCATATATTTGTCTTAGTGGTTGTAGTACGTTACGTTCTATAGTACCCTTAGACACCCCAAATATGCAATATAGACCATCTTTTCCTTTTCTCTCTATTATTCTCTTAGGTATTATATATAAATTATCTAGGTAAGTTTTACCACATCTTCTTGCACCTACTTTAATGTTATATCTGTGATGTGCATTTTTTATAAATTCCTTTTGCTTATCACTTAGTATCATCTGTTTGCTTCTTCCTCTATCTTGCCTAGTAATTCTTTTACCTTAGTTAATTCATTTTCAGTAACTGCGTTTTTCTTTAGTTCTAATACTTTTAACTCCTTATCAAGAATAATACCATATGCTGTTGCTAAGTCTTTTATATTTGTTAGCATATCTATGTCTTCTGCTTTTACCTCTATTGCTTTTAATATTTTGTCAAGAATACGTTTCTTTGTTTCGTGTTGCGTTTGCATATATTCTATTGTAGTTAAAGTGTTTTCTTGTTTTTTTTGCTCAACTTTATCTAACACCTGAGGATTGCTATCAACCAATCTTTTAACAGTCATATCACTAACGCCATTCATTCTAGCAGTTTCACTAAAGTTTTGATTGTCTACATAATCAGCAATAATTTTCTTTTTTTGTAAGTCAGTAAGTTTAGTCACTTATACCAACTCCTTTAGATAATATAATAAGTCTACTTTATTTTTAAATTCTTTAGTAGTCTTATCTATTTTGACTGTATATGATTTATAACATTTTAATTCTTTATAGTTTCTTTTTTCCATATAGAATACTTTGTGATTTTTAGATGCCATTAATAACAACCTATCTATTACTTTACTAACGTTAATAATATCACCCACTTATCTCACACTATTATTATAACACTAAATAGATAATTTGTCTAATACCAAAAAAGAGCATTACTGCTCTTGAATGAAAGGAAGTCTTTATATTAAGACTATCTAGAATAATAGTACCCTTATAGATACTGTACTAACTGGTATATAAAGGGAAGTGTAATGTAAATGAAATTAAAACATTACATTGGATTTTTAATAACTTTCACTTTGAGGTGATGCTTTCCAACTTTAGTAATAACAACTATACCAATTAGTACACTACCTAAAAAGGCAGTGGAGTGTATATCTAATTCCTATATTAAATTTGTACATATATAAAATAAAGGTTATACACATCTAAACACTAATAATAAATTTAGTACTTTTTATAAGTACTATACTGATTATAGGATTACCACTACCTATTCCTTTTGGTTACTGTGCTAGTATCTTACACCAAATCAGTACACTACCTATAAAAGATAGTGATTTGCTTACTTCTTGAGTAGAATATGATATACGGGTACCAAGTAATAAGCATTCACTTATATTCGTGTATATCATCATTTAAAAGCATTGTTTTGTGCCATAGTAATGTGGTAATCAGCCACACCTTATAAGCACCACTAGAATAGATATTAGTACTAGTAGACAAAATAACAAACTAAAATATCTATCCTAGTGCTACCTATAAATAGATAGCAAATTAAATACTCATCAGTATCTTTATAGACACCCTAGAGCATATAT